CAAACAAAGGAGCAAAATTCTCGCCTTGGATCATTCCCGGTCTTCGTGTTGCATCAATGAAGTAGATAACTCCATCTATACTATCTACAGCGTAAGTTCCGCAAATGCCTTGTTGTAAAACTGCTTGCCTTGAAAGAGGTGGCCTACCTGTGCCGCTTGTAAACCATATCTCAGTCGTTGTCTGTCCAAATAGGTATAAGTATTGGTCTTGAGAGAAAACCCTTAGCAAGTCATCTGGTAAAGCCTCAGCTTGTGCAAAGTCTAAAGAGGCGATGCTTGTGCCATCGTTCAACGCTGAGACAACAAAAAATCCGTCTGGTTGTTGATAGATAAACCTAGAATCTAAAAAAGCCACGCTGCTAGTTAACAGTAAATCGGTATCGCTAATCTCTTGTAAGCCTCCTGCCACCGTGTACACATACGCATCGGGAGTTCCTCCAGTGCAAATGATTAACTGATTTCTGTCAGTTGCCATCACAACCGGAGTTGGGCTGTTTACGACTTCACCTAAGAACAACGCCCCTCCACCCGAATCAATCGAATACAAAGCCGAGCCTGTAACCTGATACAAAAGTCCATTTGGCCCATCCGCAATCAATCCTCTGTCTGCGCCTCCGGGCGTCACTGATGCCGTTATTGCTTCAGCCGATGAATCAGTCAGGGCAGAGCCTAAACTGTCTGTAATCGCTTCTCCTGTAGCCTGAAACGATGCAAAGGTAACATGGCCGGGAAACTGCCTATATCCTCTCAGTGTGTGAGGAAACAGATTCAAGGTTTGTTGTCTGTTTGCGTCTAGTCGTGTGCTTTGATAGCTAGACTCTAATGGAACTGAGGCTCTCATAAACTGTCGCTATCTATTTCGTATTTGCCATGCGACCATCTGAGATCACTGGCATCGATAGACATATCTAAAGTAATTTCACTTTCAAGACGATCTTTTGTTTCTTTTGCTATCTCAAAGACTATCGGAGTCGGATCTAAACCAAACTCTGCCGCCACTTCTACCGCTAGGTTGTACGCAAGTCCTCGAACTGATCCTGCTGGGATGTCAAGCGTAGCGGTCAAGCTAGAAGGTTCAGGAATGTTTACTAGACCATCTTCACCAAACTCATTCAGCATATTTTTAAACGCAATAAATACGTCTGAGTTTTTGTTTGCGTCATCAGTGGAGAACGTAACGCCTGAAGTACGGACGCGCAGAAGACTCGTTGCTCGATCAATGATTTCCTGACTTGTTGCCATATCTCACCTAAAAAGTAAGCCGGGGTTTTTACGCCCCGGCTAATAGGGGGTTTAGTTAATGCCCACTCTTGTAGCGATCTCAGGACGAATAGTTTTATATCCGTACAAGATGTCTATTCTACAAGGGAAGGTGTCAGCACTGATTGAGTAGTCTCTGACGATTCTCATAGAGATGCCGTCCATAACTTCTCGCGCAACAAAATCAACTCCCTCCGGTAGCACTAAGTCCGCTGTGGCGAAACAAAACGCGTCCTTGTGATAAGCCAACGTATCAGTCCAATCGGCTCCACTAGCACCGCCTAACTTACTGACAGCAGCATTGTCAGCAGGACTACCGCTAACATTTTGATTGCCGCCTGACGCTGTGATAGAGGGTGATATGGATAGACTTGTCGCTGAGGTGCCTGAGTTTGCAGTCACTACAAAGTTCTGAAGAACTCCGGTATCTGCTTTAGTCTCAGGATGGACTCTATTGACCCCTGCGACTGTAATGACGTCACCTACTAAGAACGTTGTGGTTCCTCCGTCAACGGTCAAAGATGCACCTGTTTGAGAGGCTCCGTTCACAAGATACCCTGTCGAGGCTGCTGCTGTACCAGTGGTATGAGTGGGAACTAGAGTGTTTTCATAGTGATCGAATCCACTAATGCGTCCTAGCATACCTTCTTTGTACTGCTTGGCGATCTGTCCAGAGTCTTGAAAGAGTCCTTTCGTATCTGCCAGCATATCCACAACACTTTGAGGATCGTGCATATACACTCGATCACCATACGGAGCCAACCCAAGGGTAAGTTCCTTTTGTGCTTTCGTTATGTTGGCAAAGGAGTTTGCAGAGCCTACTCCATTTACGAAATTAAAGACGTCTTTCGACATCGAGAAAGCATCGCTTTCAATGTTCGCAGCCAATACCGCCATTGCTGGCTCAATGTATCGTGCCTTGAACTCGTCAATAGTCAAAGACAACTCTTGTGATGAGAACGTAAAGTCCACACCTTTTTGAGTGCCAACTGAAAGAGTAACGCTTTGCTCTGTTACGTCTTGAGACGAGAGACTTGCGCCAGTTCTAACAGTAAACTCGTTAGGAAGTCGGATTTTTAAATCAGATCCGATTTTCGCGCCAGCTTGGGCATACTGATCATCATACTGCCTGTTAATCGTACCTATGAAATTAAGCTTCTGATGTAGTATTGCCAAGGCTTCTTTTGTAATAATGCTCGGTGTGAGCAATGAATTAGCCATGTTAATTTACCTTTAAGTGTAGCCCCTTGCCTTTCGATATTCTTCAGGAGACATCTTGTCCAAGTCCTTAGAGACTTTTCCTTTAGGTGTCACCGTCTTTCCGGGCGTAGGAGCGTTAGTAGTGTTAGCACGACGTTTCCGAGAGTTCACTTGTAACGCTGTTGAGATTCTAATTAAATCATCTCTGGCGTCCCTCTCGCTTTTATTGTTCAGAGCGTTGGCAATCTTTAAGTTCTTGCCGAGGTAGTAAGCAACATCAGGGCCATTTGGCAATTCAACAATTGTCCTTGCTACTTGATCCGACTGATGGAAATTAGGATTCGTAACAGTTGCGTTAAAATCCTTGTAGTCGATAGCAAAGGCATTGCTTTTCTCAACGAACTCTTGAGACGCAATTTGTGCCTTCTGAGCTTGTAATTGAGCAATCTGGGCTTGTTGCTGTTGCTGCATGACCTGTTGCACGTTCTGAGCATTTACGCTTGAGGTGTACTGTAGAACTGCTTGTTGATGTCTTGCTTCGTCATAGTCGTAGTCTTCAAGTCTTGGATACGTTTGAGGCGCATCTTGAGCTTGAGGCTGACTCTGAGCCTGTAAGTAAGCAACTTGCTGTTCTAGTTCTTGTACACGAGTGTTCGCATCGTTTTTTTGTCGTGCTAGTTGTGAGATTCTTTCTTGAACAGAGTTACGCTTTTTCTGCTTTTCTTCTGCTACTTGTTCGGGTGTCTCTTCCCCGGATGACTCTTCTGCGGCTTTCTCCTCGGTTTCTGGAGTTTCTACTGCTTCAGAGGTTTCGCCCTGTGAAGGCTCTTGAGCATCTTGTCCGGCTTGCTCTATTTCCGTTGGCAATATTTCAGCCTCAGCTATTGCTGCATCAGTTTCCATATGAGTACGTCTCCACGAATGTTTACCTTGCTCAGAGGGCAGCAAGTAAGCCCACGCTTTTACGGTGCGTTAAACCGAATTAAGCTATGTTCCTAAATCTTTGATCTAAAATGCTTGATAATATGTTTGAACTGTCTTTTTTTTCTGGATCAAATTCTGCGTTGATAGATCGTAACTGTTCAGGTTTGAGAAAGATTCTATGTTCTGCGCCTTCTACGCCTTCCATTTTAAACGTATCAGCATCCATCTTTATTGTGTCAAACCCTGCCTCTTCCAAAGCATTACGAAATACATCGTTGTTGACTAAATCTCCTGTTTCTGGATCTTCTGCATACATGGTGGATTTTCTCATCACCCTATCAAGATCCTGCGCTGATATGCCTTCATTATCAAAGGCTCTCATTCCAATGTCTTGAACTAATTGTTCATAGTCTTCGTTTGACACTCTTTCATCTCTGCGAATTGCTTGCAAAAAATCTACTAACTCGCCTTCTGGTTCAAAATTAAAACTATCATCAAAAGCAAGCTCTCTAGCTCTGTCTTCTAATACTTCGTCAAATTCTGCTTTTGTGTCAAAATCTGATTCGCTAGTTCCTCTGTAATATAAATCGTCTTTTGCTTCATCTAAATAATCTTTAAAATCCATTTCTGGTTGTTTGTAGCTAAGAGTTGGGTTATCTCCGTATGTTCTTATGTCAAAAACCTTTTCTGATCTTCCCATCATAGGATAGATAACGCCTAAATTTTCTCCTTTTACTTCGCTTCTTGCTTGT